CCGATATCTGCTCCGGCACAGCCTAGTCGTAAGAAGATAAAGTTAACTGTTGGAGCAGATGGCCCCAGGAAGATGGAACTCACTGTCTCTCCACGCTGATGCGATTTGACTTTGTTCAAAATTTGATGTAAGAATCTGAACGAACATATGAGTGAATCATATGTTCTTAGCGTGACAACCCTCTACCGGAGGCGCCTCACATGACACAGCAGATAGATCCTGAACTGGTGGTACAACCCGAGGAACAGGCGGAAGAGCCCAGGGCCGAGGAAACCTCTTCGGAGGTTGACTGGCAATCCCGGGCAGAAGCCGCCGAGGCCGGCCTCAAGAAGGCCGAGAATGACCTCAATTCACAGCGCGGCCGGAATCGCCGGACAGACGAGGGCCAGCAACAACTCACTGCTATATCGGATAGGCTTACTGCGATGGAATCAGCTAATCAAGCGGTATTACGGGCCTTCTCAAGTGGTGACACCGATGCTCTGCCCAACGAACTGTCGGCGATCCAGGTCAAAGCCGCTCAAACATCGGCCACCCGGTCCTTCGAGAACCGCTACGCCGAGATGACCGAGCAGCTGCAAGGCGCTGTAAGAGACGAGGATGGTGGTCCGATACTGGACCTATACGAGGCACCAGAATTGGAGCAGGTCCGCCAAGAGTGGATGAAGCACTACAAGGCCAAGAATGTTGCAGGACTGGCGTCCGTAATAACGGATGCAACCCGTATCACGACCAAGGCCGAAAGGTCTACTAGCCGGGACACGGTTGAAAGTGTACGCAATGAAGAAAGGGCCGCTGCCCGTAAGTTACTAGAGCAAGCTGGTATCTATGATCTGGATACTGGCCCGGATAGCGGTGGTGCTGGACTCTCGGACATGGATTTCCTCGCCGCTTGGGGCAACGATCCCGGGAAGTACAACAGCAAGGAAGATTCTAATCGTGCAACTAATATACTCAAAAATCTAGCATAGGAGTTAGGTATGGCTGCTGGCGATACCATTACCCAATCATTAGATGATTCACTGCCTGTAGTTGTAGCATCCGCTAGGCAGGTACGGGAATTCGAAGGCGTGATGCCCAACCTGTGTGACAAGGTGACTCTGGATGAGGGAACCGGCCAGTCCTGGCGTGAAGTCAGCATGGCCGCTCTTACCGCCCAAGAGGTTACCGAGACCACTAGGCTTGACAACCCGCAACAGATGAGCGATTCGCTCTTCACCGTCACGCCGACCGTTGTCGGCATCCAGACCCTGATCACCGACCGGGTCGCCGCCAGGATATCCTCAAGGGCTTATGCCCAACTGGGTGGACTGGCACAGAATGCTATCGAGCGTAAGAAGGACCAGGACGGTCTTACGGTTCTTGATGGCGCGACCAACAGTATAGGTGGCAGTTCTACCACTTTGACCAGTGGTCACATATCGGCCGCTACCTACCGGATATCGAGCAACACCACCGAGCCGGGAAATCCCCCGTACCGGTGCGTTCTCCACGGTTTCCAACTCAAGGATATCTCTGACGAATTGACGGCCGGCGTCGGTACTTACCCGGTAGGTGAAGGCATCACCGCCCGTGTCTTCGCAGAGAAGTTCCAGGGGATGGTAGCTGGGGCACAGGTATATGAGGATGGCAACATCACCATATCAAGCAACGCTGCCAAGGGTGGCGTGTTCGCCCAGGAGGCCATCGTCATCGTGCAGGGGCGTGCCCCTCGTACCGCTACCGTCCGGCGTGAGGACATCGGCGGCGGAGCTACCGTACTCTATCTCTATGACGAGTATGCGTATGGTGAGCGTTCCTCTGGCAACTGGCTATTCGAGATCCATTCGGATGCCACGGAACCTACAAGCTAACTTTTAGCAGCCACGACTAGATGTATTGCGTGGCTGACTAGGCATAGGAGATGTTGATATGCCACAAAGTGGTTCAGGCAGGATAGAGATATTTGAGGACTTCGTAGGCGCAGAGGTGCCTATAGCCCTCACTACAACTAGTGACCAGATAGGATCGCTCCGAGTGATCGGTGACGGTCTTGCTGAGACCGACTCCGGTGTCATCAATCTGGAATCAGATGGGATGAGCGGGGTAGCGCAACTGACCAGTACCAATGAGGATAAACACGGCGTTTATATCGCTACACCCGTTATGTTCGATGTAGGACTTATGGGACCGTTGGTGTTGGAAGCCCGTTTGCGGCTTCCGGCCTTGGCTAACCGTGAGGTTTTCATCGGTTTCTCCGATGTGAATGCTGACGACTTGAGCTTGGAAGACGACCTGGTACATGGCGGCACCGCCACCATCACCCTGACTGCTTCCGATCTGGTCGGGTTCCTGTTTTCTTCTGAACTTTCCGATTCAGAGGACTGGCACACCGTCTACAACGGCGGCACCACCACGGGCGAGACTACCTCGACCAGTTTGGATGTGGATGATGACGCTGTGGCTGGGGAGTACCAGATATTCCGGGTGGAGATCGCCCCTAACGGGACGGCCTTCTTCTATATCGACGGCGTCGCTGTCGGTGGAAGTACCTCTGCCAAGAGCAGTGGTGTCTCTGGTGCCGTATCTACTAGCGTAGATCTGGCAGCGGTCGTTGGTTTCGAGTCGAAGACTACTACCGCGCTCACACTGGATATCGACTACATCAAGATCATGGCTAACCGGGACTGGGTCGTCTAGTTATAGATGAGTGCCCGGGGAAACCCGGGCGCTACCTTATCATGTGCTGCTATAGCAGCTAAGGAGTTAAGATGCCCTCAAGACGAGGATTCCGCTGGGACCAGGGCAACTCACGCCTTGAGGTCCAGGTGAACGGCACTATTTCTGCCCGCTTCGATGACACCGGTGATTACTTCACCGTGCCGACTGGGTCGGCGACAGTCACCGCTGGCGACCTCAAGGTAACCGCACAGAACCTGTACCTCGGTGCGGAGACTGCCTTTGCGAGTACCGAGCCCACAAGCGCGGCCATCTTCAAGACAGGCACGGCCCCGGCCGGTGCTATCGTGACTAGCAGTGCTGTTTTTGCCAACGATACCGTGCTTCGCAAGATCATCGCTGACGGCACTGTCTCCTCTGTAGGTTAACCATTGCTAGAGGCGTTACTCCTTACAGGTGAGATACCTGAGATACGCTGGGAGCATGGCGACGACCTGTGTGACTGCACGTTCCAGCGCATCGGGTACTGGACCAACCCTTACCTTGCCCGCACAACCGAGATTCGGATCTGTTGCGTCTGGAAGGTGATGGTAGAACAGAACCCGGAGATAGCCGCCCTGGTGCGGGAGATACCTGCCTTCGATGATTACAACAAAGACCGGTGGGTGACGGAGCCGGCGCCGTGGGATTCGGAAGATGGCGATATGCCGCGAGCTCTGTGGCACCGTCAATTATCCGTGCAGCAGGGCAAACCTCTGGAGCAGGTACGCAAGGAATATGACCATCTGGAGCCTCCAAGGCGTTTACCCAAGAAAACGCCCTCAGTGAGGCTTACAAGGCCAAAGAAGGTACTTCGGTAGATGGAGTGCGATTTAGATGATGTCCTTCTGGCTTACGGAGAAGCGTGCATGAAGGTACGGCTCCTTGAGGCAGAGGTAGACCGTCTTCGGTTACTCCTGAAAGAGAATATGGGTGAGGGCGATGTTGTGGGTGGGGACCGAGGGGATAAACCCAAATGAGCCTTGCTTTAATCTGAGCGAGGTGAACCTCCAGACCCCGGAAGGCGGCAGTTGGCACCGCTACCAGATCCTCAGTGTGGTGCGTAAAGACCGGCTTGCCGAGTACCGGGAAGACCTGGGGCCCCGGGAGGGATTCGCCTCCGAGGAGTTCCGTATCCCCGGCGGGGTATGGGACCCCGATACTAACCGTGCCGATATCGTACATACCGTGGCCGAGTTGCGGGAGATGGCTAATCAGACCCGAGCGGCCGGCGGCTTCTCTTCATGGCTCCGCGCTCCCCTTCCAACAATCGATCTCGTAGGTGGCCTTGATGACCACCGGGAAAAACTTGCGACCATTTCCAAGGAGAAAGGATTATGACTACTGAGCCCCAATACATCGAAGAACTGATGCAGCAGGTAGAAGAGGCTGAAGAGCCCGGTGAACTCAAGGAAGGGCAAGTAGTCTATCACGGCAACGATGAGATGCCCCTGACCCCGAGGGTGCATAGCGTGGAATCGGCCGGTTACGTCTATATCTATAACACCAAGACCGGCGACCGCTCGATGACCAATCGGAACATGCTTCAAGACCAACTGAAGAAGACTTTCCCTGAAGATGGAAGCAGGGTCTTCACGACCATCAAACCGGCTTTCGAGCCACCGCGTGGCACCTATAAGTGTCTACTTCATGTTGATGGCCCGAATAGGGCCCATTATGACGCTATCGGTCTGGCTACCTGCACCAAGGACGACCTTGCGTCGGAGTACCAGGTGCAGCGACATATGTCTACCCGCCACCAGATGGAGTGGGCAAACATCTCTGACGAGCAGGATCGTGCGGAGAAAGATGAAGAGCGGATCTTCC